CCCGTGACATAGTAATCGCAGAGCCGCTTACGTCCCGCTGATGTGTTGTCCTCGGCGTCAATGCCTTCTTGCCAAATCGTATACCCCAAGATGCCGACGAGTGCTGCGCCAATTGCAAGCTCCATTACTTCTTGTCAGCTTCTATTTTTGGACCAGTGAACAGGATGTGCCGAAATCCATTCATCACATCGTCAGGAATTCGTGCCTGCATTGGAAGCTCGGTAAGACAGGCGTAGTGAAAGTAGAGACAATACATTCCACACTCCGAATCTTTGAACTGATGGCGAGTGGAGTTGAAGGTCATTTTCATTGGGTTCTTGTGAATGCCCGTGGCGTCCCATTGCGTTTTCCATCTCCGCATGAGCGTCTTGATCTCCTTCTCGGGTGCGTGGGCATAGGAATCAAAATAGGTAATGCGCGGATACTCAAGATCAGAGCGGACATCACAGAACAATGCGATCCAGTGCTCACCAGGCCCATCGTGGGGGTCTGTATTGAAGACAATGCCAATCTGTTCATGACCCCTCTTTGCCAGATCAGGCAACTTCATCTTGCACAATGAACTCACGAGGCATTGCTGCGTCTCGCTTTGGAGATCAAAGTCAATCGGAATAGACCCAACATAGTAGTACTTTGCAAAGAGCTTGACATAGTTCTTCTCTACCTTGTCAATGTCGTCCGATGACAGCCATTCATCCCGCTTCACCGTCCACTCCTTCGGAGCTCTGGGCCGCTGCATAAGAGACGCAACAATACACTCGGCCGATCCCGTAGAGCACTTGTCGTTCAGACGGTGCTGAATGTTCGTCCATACTTCGTCAGGGGTCCCAGTTGGCACGGGGTCTTCTTTCGGGTGTTCCTTGTTGTATACGGTACGCAACCGCTCAATCTCTTCAGTATCCAACCAAGACATTCCTTGTTCTAAAACGGATACTATTAAGTCTAGGAAAGAACAAACCAAATGGAGAGCCTCAAGCCTATTCTGTCAACCTACGCCGGTGTCCAGCGTCAGATCAACGAGATCAATGTTCGCATCAACGAGCTCCGTGATGAGCGCCGCACAATTGAGTTGGATCTTGCCGCTCTGTATGCTTCATCTCGGGAGGAGCTTCCCGACAAGATTAATCTTGCAACCTCGGGAATGACCTTTTCGGTGAAGCGCCCTAATCAGTGGAAGAAGGGCTGGTCGTTGTCAAAGAAGGAACTGAAGTCATATTTGGATGAGCTGGTGCCTCAGCGAGCCGAAGAGATCTTGGCTGAGATTGTCAAGCGGCAAGAGGAGAAGATGGTGGAAACGGATTACGGCTTTGAACTAAAGGCTGCTGCGAAGAGGGACTGAGACTCATCTCAATCTCCTTTAGCGTAGCCTGAATGTCTGCAAGATGACGCTTTGCTTGCTCGATATTCTCGCGTGGAAGGAAACCACCCCGGATACGAGTAAGATTACACACAAGGGAACCATTGGTGCTCAGCAGACGTGTAGCCAGGATGATTCGAGCCTTAACCATCAACGTGATATGACATTCTACAACACATTATTTTTAAGTCACTACTGCTTGGCGGCGACCTTTTGTGCCCGCTTGGCATCGGCAATGCGCTTCCGAGTCATACTCACTGCTTTTTGGGCGCGATCAAGAATTTTCTTGGCGCGAGTGACCCGGCGAGTTGCGGTAAGCATGCGCTTCTGTTCTGCCTTTACGCGGTCGTGCTTCATTTATGAGATTGATTAGATTAAATACCATCATCCACCCGGTCGGCAAAGTAGGTCGCCAATTTCTCAGACAGACCCTTGACACTGAACTCCCATACGCCCGTCCAGTTGGGGCGCATGACCGTTCGGATATCCTTGATGCCGTCCAAGATGGCATGGCGATCTACATATTTGCGATTGACGTGCGTTCCGTGCCACAAATGAAATACAGGACCCGACGTACAAGTGATGCGGGGCTTGGGCAATGCGTCAAATGCCGCATAAGCAGGGGCGAGCGCGGGCTTGAGGTAGGTAGGGGGAAACTTGACACCTAACCACGCGGCGGCCGACAAGGTGTCTCCACTTCCCGTGACACCATACTCAAAGAAGCCCACTTTGCGGAACCACTTGCGCCGAAACGCCCACGCAAATCCTGGGTGAAGCTTGTGATCAAAGGTTTTTTCCCTGTTCATGTAGATCACCGATTCGCGGATTTGCGTGGCGCGAGTGTAGGTAATGTCCATCCAAACGGCGGTGGTGAAGGGCTGAACGACGTCGTGGTCTGACAGGGCAGAAGAGACTTCGGAGTACCAATCCCGGTTGCCAAAGACAATGTCGGCATCCAAAAAGAGAACCTTGGAATAATACCACGGTATCTTGGACTCCAGCAAGGTACACAAGTTCTCCTTGTGGAACATCACGGACTTTGCGTAGACGTGAAAAGCATCCTTGATCTCCGGTTCTTCCCGATTGTACACTAACTCCAATGTAAAATACGGGATGTTGGCAATCTTGAGCTTTTCAATTGTGTACAAGTAGTTCATGAGCATTCGCTTGGACTTTGCTGGGTTGAAGAACACAAGTCCCACCGCCATATCCTTGATCAGCGGGGCTCTGTAGCGAACATTTGCAATCTCAATCATCTTACCGGGATCGTGCTTAGGCAGGGCATCCGGTAGCTCAGTGTATGTCATTGACTGAGCAGCCCCCATTGTGTAGGAAAATGGATAAAAGTTTCAACTGGAAAAGACAACTCACATGACCGACGTGTACTCTCCCTACAATGCCCGCAACCGCCCCTTCACCGAAAAGGACATTCATCGTATTCTACACCGCCATGGGCTGCCTCATTACCGTGTAGCCAATGCACGGGTGTTCCAAACGGCAATGGTCCATACCACCTATGTCAAACGATCAGACTATGTTACTCCTGATGGACGACCGGCGTCTCTTGCTCCGTGTCCTTCCGGTGTTATGCCCTTGCAAGATGAATCGTATGAGTGCCTTGAGTTTGAAGGTGACTCAGTGTTGGGTGTTTGTGTGGCGACCTATTTGCGCCGCAAGTATCCTGAGAAGAAACAGGGGTTCTTGACCGATGCTCGTAAGGAGCTGGTCAACAACGAGCGAATTGGAGCACTGTGCCAACAAGTGGGACTGGATACCTTCTATGTTATTTCTCGTCACAACGAGGAGTCTGCTGCCATCAATGGCCGCCGCAACATTCAAAAACTAGGGGACATCTTTGAGGCGTTTATTGGTGCCTTGTGGACAGACTGTGGCAATCGGTTTCATATTGTCTATGCGTTTGTGACGACTGTTATTGAGGCCTACATTGATGTTCAGGACGCCGTGACCACCGTGACCAACTACAAGGATATCTTTCAGAAGTACTGTCAGCGTGAGTATGGAACAACGCCCGTGTATAGCATGCTGAGTGCGGTCAAAGACTCCAAGGATATTCGGGTGGTCGTTATGGACGGCCCGACCATTCGTGGACGTGGACAGGGACCGACGCGGAAGAAGGCTGAGCAAATGGCCGCCAAGGAAGCCCTAGAGACAGTTGGCGCGGTTCTTACTAGCTAATCCCAAATCGGTAATGATTCCGTGTAGCTTCCCACCGCCCAGGTGTGTTCCGCGCAGGGCCCGACCGGGCATTGTACTCAGCAGCCATCGCGCGCTCTGCATCCATGCTCATCGGTCTCCAAGTCTTGCCGCCAGAAGCATCCGACCCGATCATCTGCCCTAGAGCACTGACTCTCTCGTGAAGGGCTTGTTGCGTCATGCTTTCCCAGTTTTGGACTATCCATACCCGAGTTGCATCCGTCCAGATATGGAACTTTGGGTACTTCGCATCTACAAAATACAAAACAGTTAACAAGTCAAATATCTTCATAAGCTGTCCCAACATTTCCAACCCTTTTTCCGGTTTATCACGAATAGTTAGGTAGAGATTAAATGCATCAGCAACCCATGGAAGTTTCTTTTCAAGCTCGTGCACATCAATAAATTCGTCCTCAAAATAGGAATCCAACTTCGTAATGTTTGTCACCAGTCTGTCATAGTCGGAAATAATTGGGCACCCGTCTCGCATGACGCCAAAGTTATTATCATGTAGATCGCCGTGTACGAATCTACCATTGATATGAACAAGTCCAATCATGATATCTACTAACGAGAGAAGGTCCGATTTGGCAACGTTGTTGTATCGTACCATCAGCGAACACGTGAGAGGGGGTTGTACGCCCGACCACTCGTTGTATAGTGTCATGGCGGCAGCTGAGCCGGAAATGAGGTTCTCTTGTGTATGAACGAACGCTCCGAGGAACGCATCTGTCTTCACATCGTAAGCGACAATGCTCGGATTTGTCAACATCTTCACGTATGGGTCCGCATCACCGATCCCTCGCACAAACGAATTCTTGTCGGTCACATCGTATTCTGTTCTTGTCACGTGCGCAACGACGTCTTCTGACCCCAGTTCGGGCGGCGCCGGCGGAAAAGATCCGACTGGAGGCGGAAGGAAGTCCCACCCACGAGTGCTAGCAAACACCATGGCACCTGTGCCTACACCCAACAAAACGCCGCCCTTCATTTTACGCCCACTCCGCTTGCGTGTTCTTCTGTGCCGCCGTCTCCGTGTGCCGCCTGCTGCTCCAAGTAGGGCCCGACACGCATTCTTGATGTCGGTCGTCTTTTTGTCCTCCACTGGAGCTGGAGCCGGAGCCGGAGCCGGAGGCAGGGGTGCAGGCTGTGGTGGTGGCGCAGGCGCAGGCGCAGGCGCAGGCGCAGGCGGGACTGCCTGGCCCTTTGGAAAGAGTATATTGACGCCCATAAGTATTTTCACTCTCAGTTCGTCTCCACTGACTTTGGAGTCCCATACTTTGTTCAGATACTCGATGAATGTGTCCAGATCGGTGTGCTGGACTCTGGGAGTGGAATTCTTGAGCAGTTCGTAGGTCATGTTGACAATGTCAAAGAACATCATGTACCGAAGAAGAGTTTCGTCATCGGGTTTCTGTTCAAGAACGATTGTGCACTTGTCGAACAGTTCTTGGAGATGTGTTCTGTCGAAATACTGCTCCTTCATTGCCTTTCGCATGCCCCTAACGCCGTGATACGTGCGCCCCCAGTCGTGAAGGACGAGGTGGTCGCCCATCCACGACACATTCTCGTCGTGGATGTCTCCGTGGACTATGCCCTCGTTGTTGAGGAAGACAACGTCGCGAAAGAGCCTGCGAAGTTTCTCAACCATGATCGGATTGCGGGCCTCCGTTGATTCCTTGAAGTCCTCGTCCTGCTTGGGCGTGACGAAATTGAGCTTGTCCTTCTGCTTTCCTAGGGCCGTGGTGTTGTTTTCATCTGCCTCACACGGGCCCCCAACCAGGTCCGACTCCTTGAACCTGGGCGTGCAGACGACGGCGGCGAGGTTAAAGGAGGACGAGACATCCATGCCGTACTTTTCCTTGATATGCTGGATCGCATCTCTCACCAGTGCTTGGTTCTGCTTGTCCTTGGCCGTGCCCTTCTTTTCCGTGATGCGAGAGACATAGTCACCTGGGGGGACTGGCGGATTTGGTTGTTTGGCGCACGCGACATCGGGAGAATACACGCACGTATCGGCACCCGAAGTTATGAACGCTCCGCCCTTCAGTTTCCGCCTAATCCTCCTGCGTGTTCGTCTGCCGCCTGATGGTGCAAGCAAAGCCCGACACGCATTCTTAATGTCGGTCATCTTTTTGTCCTCCACTGGAGCCGGTGCCGGAGCAGGCGCTAAGCCTATGGCCTGCAGAATAGAGGGAGCGGGGACAGGGGTAGGAGTTGCAGTCTCGGGATTTGGAACGATACGACTGAGGATCTTTGCCTCGGCGGGAGGCATAGGCTTTTCGGCAGTTGCGGGATGGATTGCGGGTGGGTCGGCAAACAGAGTAGGGATGAGCGTAATGACCACCAGTGAAGTTGTATCCATGCTCGGATCCTTGACAATCTGATCGAACAAGGTGTTTAAGAACGCGCGTGTACGGCGCTCGGATACAATGCCGTGTGTGCGCGCAGGTCCAAGAAGTCCAAGTACGTCCCATACGGAGAGTAGGGCTTGATACGCACCGGGTTTCTTGATGGCCTTTTTGTTCATCATCTCCTCTACAAGTGAAAACTGCAGGGTGTGCTGGTTGTATCCCATCCAATACGCCCTTTCCTTTTCGTCCCAGCTCTCTACATACCTGCTAGCCCATTTCTTGAACTCCACCCTATTTCTTGTTCCACGCCCCCAATCAAAAATGACGAGCTGGTTGCCCATCCAGCCAAGGTTTCCAAAATGCGTGTCACTGTGAGTGACATATTCCGAGTTCAGATGGGCCATCGCAATCATCAGATCTCTCAGGGATGTCTTGATCAGCTCACTCGGCTTGGTTTTGTTTTGGATGCTTGACTCTAGTGTCTCGTCTTGCTTCGGAGTGACTAGGTTGATGAGATCCTTTTCACCCCCTTGTAATTCGCTGACTGTGCACCGAGCCCTCTGGTCTGAAGCCGTGAACTCGGGCACGCACGCCGAGTCGGCTAGATTGAAGAAGTTCGAGATGCCGATTCCCTTCAGTGCGAGTCCATTAATTCCTACAATGACAGCCCTTTGAATATTCAGTTCCTTTACATCTCGGGTAATGCGAGAGACCAACTCTGTACCCGCTGGCGCAGTGCGAAGGGTTTTCCTGCCTTTCTTTGCACAGCTGACACTGGGAACGTATACACAAGTATCCGCCCCCTGTGTTTTGTAGGCACCACCGTCCATTGTGTCAAAGGCAGAAGAATATATCCTCGCAAAGAATAAACTAAATGGGCGGTGGTCTTCTTCAGCTCGTTGCGTATGGTGCTCAGGATGCCTACATCACTGGAAATCCCCACATCACCTTTTGGAAGGTGCTCTACAAGCGTCATACGAACTTCGCCATGGAGGCGTTTCGTGTGAACTTCACCGGCTCGCCTCAGTATGGACAGCGCGTCGTTGCCGTCATCAACCGCAACGCGGATCTGATGTACAAGACCTACTTGGAGGTCCAGCTCCCCGACACTCAGACTGTGAACGTCAAGTGGACATCTGCATTTGAGCGTCGTCTCGGCTACCAGCTCCTCAAGAAGATTGAGGTAGAGATCGGCGGTCAGATCATCGACACCCACTACGGCGAGTGGCTCTTCCTGTGGGAGAACCTGACGTCTGGCTTTGACAACTCCGTCAAGCTGGACACCATGCTCGGCGGATACCTCGGTGGCACGGAGACGACGGCTGTGTCGTGCGGTGGTCGCCCGGCGATCCTGTACATCCCGCTCCAGTTCTGGTTCTGCCGCAACCCGGGTCTGGCCCTGCCCCTGATCGCCCTCCAGTACCACGAGGTGCGCATCAATGTGACTCTGAATCCGGCCACGGATCTGGTGACAAAGGGTGACCAGGCCACTGTTTCCGCCGCAGCGGCCCTTCTGCCCCAGCTCAAGGACATGGCGCTCTACATCGACTACATCTACCTAGATGTGGATGAGCGTCGCCGGTTTGCCCAGCAGTCCCACGAGTACCTGATTGACCAGCTCCAGTTCGGTCTCCAGCAGACGCTCACGACCGCCAATGCTCGCATTGACCTGACGCTGAACCACCCGGTCAAGGAGCTGGTGTGGGTCTTCCAAGATGCCCGCAAGACGGACTGCGGGTCTACGCTCACGAACAACATTGGCTTCACGCAGCCGTTCAGCTACGACGACATTGTCAACCGCTGCCGCCTGCAGATCAACGGACAGGACCGCTTCGATGAGCGCTATGGTGATTATTTCTGGAAGGTTCAGCACTACCAGCACCACACGGGAGGTGCCTTCTTCCCGATGCGCTCTCAGGTGATTGCCCAGGCTGTCACCACGTTTAATGCAGACACCGTAACCCTTACTGGGGATGTGATGTCGATCGGAGTTGGAGCCACAGTCGGAGGCACTATCATTGAGGGTGCGCTTGTCACACACGCAACCCTGCCGCCCGGAACGGTCGTCCAATCCTACGGAAGTGGCAGTGGTGGAGTCGGAACCTACCAGCTCAGTGAGCCTGCTCTTGCGAACAGCACTTCGACTGTCACAGTGACATTCTCGCTGCCGAACGTGAACTACACTCCTCACGAGAACCCGATCAACGTGTACTCGTTTGCTCTTCAGCCCGAGGAGCACCAGCCGTCCGGCACGTGTAACTTCTCGCGCATTGACACGACCACGCTCGTGTTTGATAGCGTCTCGACAAACGGTGTTGCGAGGCCGACCAAGACCACGCCGTTCAACTTCCGCATGTATGCCGTGAACTACAACATCTTCCGTGTGATGTCCGGCATGGGTGGTCTTGCGTACAGCAACTAAAGTCGCTTCCTTCCAGCAACTAAATATTGCGGTGTAATAAATGCCGAAACACCGGAAGACCCGAAAGCACGACGAGACAGCCGATTTTCACGAGAATATGGTTAAGCAGCACTATCTTTCGATGAAAAAGGGAGAGCTGCCCGCTGAACGTTTACGTATCTCATCAAAATACTACGACGAGGATGCGGATAGAAAATACGCCGAATATTTGCGGGAGTCAAAGAAGCACCTGCGCAGTATACCGAAGATGGGCGGTCGTCGTCGCACTAAGCGCAAGACCACTCGCCGTCGTTAGCGACCTGAGCTGGTCTTGGTGACATCAACTACCGTCTGCGCCCTGAGCTCCACCTTCAGCTTCTCTAAATACAGAATTGCGTCCATGTGCTCCTCTTGAGCATGCACAATCCACTCAAGGATAGAAAGGTCCTTACGATCAAGGTCCGTTCCATACTTTGCCTTTCCAAACTCCGACCGCTGCTTGAACTTCTCAATCACGGCGGTTACAATGCTGTCCATTTTTATAAGTAAGAGTGTCAATGCTGAAAGTTATTGTGGTGTGTCTTGTGATTGTGCTTGCAGGTTGGGTGCTTTCCAATCCCCAAACGTACTTCAGAAAGGAGTGTCCGACTACACGTTTGTATTCGGAAGGCACCCGTGAAGTCCTAAGGTCTGCTGGATCATTATCGGTGCCGGTTGACCCGGGCCAGGGCATTTTACGTGGTCTCGACCCAGGATATGTCCCATTTCGTGTGAGATAACATACTGACGGTAGCCGTCTAGATCCTGACCACTTTGCTTGGCCCCGTATCTCCAACGTTGTTCATTGATGCGCATCTCTTTACCACCGAGTTCTGCGCAGGAGAGCGTAGGATCACAGCCTTCCGCCTTCAGTCCTTTTTGAGACGACAAGTGGATCACGACTTGGGGGTTGGACTTCACGGCTACGAAACGGTAGCCTTGTGATTCCCATCCATCAGGATCAGCTAGGCAGATGGCCACCTCCGTAGCAAAGTCCTTCAGTGGAAACTTCACATCGGGATCTACGACCACCGTGTACGTGACCGTCTTCATTAAAAATGAATGCGATTTTATAACTGCAGACCAAGGCAGAATGGCAAAGTGTTCTCACTGCAAGAAGAAGACTCATCTTGAGTTCAAGTGCTCCTGCTCCACTGAAAAAGTGTTCTGTGTGAAATGCCGTGCGAGCGAAACGCATTCCTGCGTGGTTGTGTATGCTCAAGTTGAGTTGATCAAGGTTGTCCCTATCAAGGTAGAGAAGATCTAGTCCCCTCCCGGAGGAGAGATCGGCATGAATTCCATGAGTACATCCATAATTCGCGTCACTCTTGCAGTGGTGATGTTGAACCGTTCCATGACAGATGCGATGACACCCCCGTCTCTCTCAAGGAACTCCACTCTGATCATACCTGCTGTATCGTAGATCTTGGCATACCACGGCTCGTGTTCAGCATGCGTGATCTCCACCTCCAGTCCGTAGTTGAATTCCGCGTTGGTCTTGATGATTGCGTTACGGATATTGGTCTCCATCTTGGCAATGTAGTCTTCGTAGCGAGAAATCAAATCCGTTTTGCAACGAAAACCAAACCTAGTGTGACAGTAATGGCGGCCAAAGCAGGTGATGTTGGCACTCCGCCTGAGATGCACGAAGGCTCTTTTTCGGCGACCGCAGCGTCAGAAAAAACAGCGATAGATAGATTAGGCGACTTGCTAGAAGACGAGGAGGATGAGGAGAAACAGGTGTACGACGAATTGATTCTCAGTTTGGGGGGATCAAAAAGAGCAGGCGATGCGGAAAGTGAGAGCAGTGTGCTCACTTTAGTAGGAAAGGTAAAGGCTGGGAGACGGATATTTCCTGAAGTCACACCAGTTCTCCTTGTCAGCGGAGAGTACATGGATCCTTCGTTACGTGACAAGCTAGACGAAGAGACTATATTGTTTACACCGCTCCACGTACACGTGCCGATGAAACGGGAGATCGTGATTCCTGCGCCACTAGATGAACCCAAATCGCGTGCTGCGGCAATCGCTGGACATACAGTTAACTCCATCGCAGAGTTGGGTAAAGAAACAGCAGAGGGTTCTCCTTTCATTATGAAACTTACCGAAGTGCTCAAACGATGTAAGCGGATCTATGTTCACAATGACTTCTGGTTAGATGGAAGTCCGTACATATGCGACAACTTCTTCTTTGATCGAACACCCTGTATTCTCTATGCCCTGAAACAGGCTGTGAGCGTAGGTGCAACGGTCATCTTTGTAAAAATATCAGATAAGGCAAATCGTCATAGGTGTAGAAAACATTTTCAGTATATACGCGAAGCCGGCGACGAGGGCAAAGAGTACGCAACATGGACAAAGGACAAAGACGTGCGCTTTTTTGACCCATGGTTTCTCAAATCAGGAGGGAAACGAACCCGACGCAGCACTCGGCGGCTTCGTAGAAAAACCAAATCTACTTCACAGTACAAATGAACGTTTTCCTCGAAGCCGTGCTCGTTGGTCTGTTTTTGCTTCCAGTCTTTTGGATCAGTGAAAAAGCAGGGTTCTCCAAGTGGATCACTGTCTTTGTTGCCGGCGTCCTCTTTCACCTGACCGCGGAGTTTAGCGGCATCAACAAGGCTTACGTCTTGACGAAGGTCTGAGCGAGGTAGGACGAGATCACATTGTATGGACCCACGCACTCCCCCGTGAAGTAGAGCGCAAACCGATCAATGTATTCTGTGTTCAGGAGACAGTAGTGAATGACCCGAACAGCATGCGCCATTGTAATGTCTTCGGCTGGAGTTGTGTCCCATGAGTAGTAGGGGTAGCAGGAATTCAGTCGGACCCGCGACGGGCAGTTGTAGGGAGTGCACTTTTCAAATGCATCACGGAGCATACGGATAGAGATCATTTGCTTCGGAAG